TAACACAACTTACTATTGTATAGCAGAACAAGGTGGTGCTGCTTTTGAAGTTGGTATAGGTACAGTAACTGATGCTACACCAGACACACTTTCTAGAACCACAGTTTTATCAAGTTCAAACTCAGATAGTTTAGTTGACTTTGGCGCGGGCACGAAAGACGTGTTTTGCACACTACCCGCATCAAAAGCTGTCATAGAAGATGCTAATAACAACGTAAATATTGGTGCTAATATAATCGTTGGTGGTACGGTTGATGGTGTCGATATTGCAACAAGAGATGGCGTATTAACTTCTACTACAACTACGGCTAATGCCGCTTTACCAAAAGCTGGTGGCACTATGACAGGTGACCTTATACTAGGTGATAATATAAAATTAGAACTAGGTGATCTTACTGATGGGGATTTACAAATATATCATGGAGGTACACATAGTTTTATAGATAACAATACTGGTAATATATACATAAGAAAT